GCAGGCACAACGCAGAAACCTAATCAGCAAATGTAATTTGTGGTAACGTAAGTTCTCCTTCAAAAGCAATACCCACTGAACCTCTTCACCGATAATTTAAATTTCCATGTCGATAGTATTACGGCATGGAAATGTTGATTGACCCAACGACCGGCGATTATACCGGCGACAGCTCGGATACTTTAGCGAATGCCGTCTATTTAAGACTGATGACGCCCCTTGGCTCATGGTGGGCGGCTCCAACTCTGGGCTCTCTTTTACATACACTGCGCCGCGAAAAGGATGTGTCCCGCGTTCAGAAGCTCGCGGTGCAGTATTCGCAGCAGGCCCTGCAGCCGATTATTGATGACGGTCGCGCCCGGTCTATTTCCATTACTGCAGAGCACTGGCAAAAAGGCTGGATGCTGCTTCATATCATCGTCACGTCCGCGAGCGGAACGCCGCAGACCTGGAAATTTCCGGTTAAGGTCAGCTGATGCCATTCATTACCAAAAATGCCGCGCAAATTCGCACCGACATTCTGCGGGATATCAAAAATCTCCTGCAGTTGTCAGATGACAAGCTGGGGCCAGACAGCGACTGGTATGTCCGGGCGTCAAGTGTGGCCAGCGTTGCCGAAGGGCTTTATCAGCATCAGGGATGGATAGTCCGTCAGATATTCCCGGATACAGCTGATTCTGAATTTCTCTATCTGCATGCCCGCTTACGTGGTTTAAGTAAAAAAGCAGCAAATAACGCCTCCGGGCCCGCTACATTTACCGGCGAACCGGGAGCCTTAGCTGCCGCCGGTCTTGTGTTCAAACGCGACAGTGTTTCATGGACAACAACCGAAGAAATTACTATCGGGCCGGATGGAAAAGCATCCGTAAATGCCATGTCATCACTGTCAGGGACTGCGGGTAACACCACCTCAGTCACATCGGCAACGCTGACCACTACACCTGACGGGTTTGACAGCACAGTGACCGTAGGTCTGATGACTGGCGGTACGGATGAAGAAACTGATGCGGAGCTGCTTGCCCGTCTGCTAGAAATCATTCGCCGACCTCCTGCAGGCGGTAATAAATATGATTACAAACGCTGGGCCCTGGAAGTATCCGGCGTATCTGCTGCATATGTTTATCCGTTGCGACGGGGGCTGGGTACTGTTGATGTTGTTATTACGTCTGCAGGTGGGCTGCCTTCTCAGGATGTGATCGACAGGACGCAGGCTCACATTGACGATGTCCGGCCTGTTACAGCAAAAAACACGTTGGTTCTCATGCCTGTCATTCGTACATTTGACGTGCTCGTAAAGGTATCACTGGAAGGCATCACCCTCGCAGCAGCCAAACAGGCTATCGCCGGAACGCTCGAGGACGATGACTCGCGCCGTGAGCCGGGAGTGGCTTTTATCCGCAGTCAGGCGGGGACATTGATTTCTCTCATTCCGGGTATCACCGACTATGACATCGTTACACCATCCGCAAATATTCAGCCTGTAATCGATGCCACAAAAGTCGAATGGCTCAGATTAGGAAACGTTGAGGTAGAGCTGCTATGAGCTACTTCACTCTGTTAAATCGCCTGCTGCCACTCATTTCGTACAGTCCGGGTCAGCCCCTGCTTGATGCATCATTGCGATCAGAATCAGGTGTTTTTGACACTCTCGATACGTCTGCAGGGCTTGTTGAAGGTGGAGTTACTCCATTCTATGCACGCAGCCTTTTGTCTGACTGGGAGCGCGTCCTGGACCTTACTCCTGCTGAAGGTGCGACATACCAGCAACGCCAGCAGCGTGTACTGGCCAAACTGGCTGAGGTCGGTGGTCTCAGTATTCCTTATTTTATCCAGTTGGCCGGTAACCTTGGCTACATCATCACAATTGATGAACCGCAACCTTTCAGGGCGGGAGTTAACCGCGCCGGTGATCGCCTCTGGGTTGAAGACATTATCTGGGTCTGGCGCGTCAATATTCAGAACTCTGGAACGCAATCCTATCGCTTTCGCTCAGGCAGTTCAGCAGCAGGTGAGCGCCTGACTACCTTTGGGGATCCGGTTATTGAAGAAGTCTTCCGCGATCTCAAACCAGCTCATACATTTTGCTACTTCGCATATCAGGAGAATGAATAATGCGGCCCTTAATGCCACCGGTGCAGACGCCGGATAATCTTTTCCATGATGGTAATCCGCTCACAGGTGAGCTGGGGACCATTGTTGATGCTGAGCATCTGAATAACGTGCAGGGGGCTGTCAGAGATGCGCAGTCGGAGCTTATCACTGTCCTGACCGCTGCCGGTATTAATGTTGATCCATCTAAACAAAACCAGTTGTTAACAGCACTTAAAGCGCTGTTACTGAGTCGCTCAACTCCATTTGCTGATATCAAATTAGATGGTGCGGCTGCTATTGCTACGGCTCTCTCAAACCTTGGTTTTTCAGAATATATAAAAGGCTTGATTGGTAAGGGTGATCAGTGGTCTACCTGGCAATACCTCGGCTTAGTTGATGCGCTTAATGGTAAACAACAGTCGGATGAAACATTGACGGCACTTGCCGGGTTAGTTAATGGCGCAAATAAGCTACCGTATTTTTCTGGAGTAGACCAGATGGCTGCAACAGACCTGACATTATTTGCGCGGGGGCTTTTGGGGAAAGCAGATGCTGCGACAGCTAAGGGGCATCTTGGCGTGGGGAGTGCAGGTGGCAGAAATGTTGGAACTGGGTTCAGCGCAGGTGGTAGTGAAATTCCTGATATGACGTTTTTTTCGGGGTTGAAAGGCGCTGCGGGATATCAGTATTTTCCAACCGGCATGCTTCTCCAGTGGGGAACCGTCGCTCTGAAGTCTGCACCGTCAGGAGTCTCGATCGGGACATTCCCTGTCGCATTTCCTGCGGCCGGGCAGCAGATATTTGTTACCCATGATAATCCTCTCGCCAACGTGATGGCATTTGGTGCAGCCAGTATTATCGATCCGACACAATTTAGAGTTAATGCCATTGCAATCAATGCTGACACATTCACTATGGCGCCGGGATATAGCCTCACCCTGCGCTGGTTCGCAATTGGGAGTTAATAATGACAATTAAATTCAGTGTTAAAACACAGGCATTTTATGATGATAATACAGATGCTATACCCGATGATGCAGCAGTTGTTACCCATGAGCAGCACATATCGCTGATTAGTGGTATGAACGATGGTGAGAGACGTGTTTACATCGGCACAGATGGGGAGTTAACACTGTCAGACAGCAAGCCATCTCAATGGCATACCTGGGACAGTGATACCAATGAGTGGGTCATTTCTGCGGATGCGCAAATTAAATTAGCTGACGACGAGAAATCCCGCTTAACCCAGGAGGCAAACGACTATATAAACAGTAAGCAGTGGCCGGGGAAAGCTGCTATGGGTCGATTGAAGGATACTGAAAAATCTCTGTACAACATATGGCTGGATTATTTGGATAGTATTGAAGCCGTTGATGTATCAACGGCCCCGGATATTAAATGGCCTAAACAGCCGGATATGTAGGCCACTCGAAAGCGGGTGCTTTTGATGTATCAACACGCATCAGCTGCACCCGATATTTTTTTCCAGTCAGTAAGCTGTTTAATTTCTTCATCTGTCGCAATACCAAGGTCGGAAGCATCCTGTAGTTGCGAGGCGTTTAAATTTGCACAGTGCGCAATAGCGGTATTTCGCACGCTTGCTGCGGTGCATAATTTTATGCGTTTCGGTGCGAAAAAATTCGCCGCGCTACATTGCGCTGCCCGGATTACACCAGTGTCAGCAAGCGCGCAAAGTCGGTTAATGTCAGTTTCAAAACGTTCACCCGAGGTGAAATCGCGCATCTGGTGATTGATTCCA